TGATCTGTGTCTGGGTCATACTCTTCCATGATTTCAGTAATCTGATAATTCATGAAATCTTCTACACGCTGAGCTTGTGCTTCAGTTTCTTGTGTTGGAGTTCCAAGAACTTGAGTCTTTACAGGTCCTCCACTTGGTAACATCTCTTTGTAAGACTGTGCTTGAAACTGTGTTACGGCTTCAGACAGTAAAGGATGTGTTACACCACTTGCTCCTAAGAAGGGTTCACTTCGATCTTCGTAATTTATACCAAGTAACCCTAATCCTTTTGATATAGCTTCTTCCCAATCTTCTCTGGACTCTAAGTCCTCACGAACTTTAGCTTGTATATCAGATGATAGTTCTCCAAGAATGTCATCGTCAAGAACCTCTGCGAGATTGGCATCATGTCTATATTCTTCGGTTTCAACTTCTACTGCCTCTTCATCTGCTAGTTCTATACCTTCTGGTAATACGTCTTGACTGTCATCTAATTCAATGGCTAGACTATCTTCTTCGGGCATCATCGATCCCCCTGCTCCCATTGACTCTTCTACCATGCCTGCTATTTGTCTTGGTTCTATTGCCATTAACTTACCTTTCTAAACTTCTCAAATATACCACCTTTTTTATATTGAGCAATTGCTTTACCCTTGAAGTCTTTATTAAATATTAATTTAGTAACGGGTCTCTTCGAAGGATACACTTTACCAGACTTGCCTTTATACTTCATAGGATAGTCTTGTATAACAGTTGCACCTGTTTCTTTAGCTATTTCATCCAATACTTTTTTAGGTATCGCTTCATATTTATTTAAACCAAAGCTTTCATCCGTTCCACCTCTTCCTCCAGGAACCTCTTTCTGATCTAATCTATGAGGTATTATAATTCCATCTAAACCTTTCTCCCCAGTTATAGGATTAGGCATATCATTCATAGCATAATGTATTAAATTTCTATAGCTAAATCTGTCTGCTGAAGAGCTTTCCCCAAAAGCAGGTGTTCTAAATTTTATTCTACCTGCATTTATGGCTTTGATTAAATCTTTAACTTGCTGTGGGTCTGCATTACCAATGTCCCCCGATATCAAAGAAAGCCTTCTTGCTAATTCTTTACCTTCAGGATCATAAGCCAGTACTGCATCAGAAGCTTCTTGTTCTTCTTTTTTAAAACTCTCTAAAAATTTAATAGAGTCTGATATATCTTTATTTATAGCTTGAACTGTTTGCCCGTCATATCCTCTTTGCAATGTTTTTTGTGCTACTAGTTGTTCAAAAATATTAGGGTTAAAGTTTGATATAGCCGAAAAACTTTCGGTATCAGAAGGAAGATTAAGCTCAGTTGGATTTATTAATTTAAACGAAAAAGCGTCTGCTAAATTTTTTCTTATATCATTTAATCTGTTTTCTCGATTAATAGAGGCTGTAGGTCTTATAGTAGACCCTCCCGTGTCTGTTCCAATTGTTATATCACTAACATCACCCATACCTAAAGCATCTTCGTTATATATTTCGGGGGCAAAAACAGGAACAAACCCTAGTTCTTTTTCAAATTTATTTATCAACTTTTTATTAGCTGACCTTGCTGTATCAATAGCTTTGTTTGAAAGCATGTCTCGAACTATTCTTGCATTCTCAGTAAATTCACCTGAAGAGTCTTCAAATCCTCTGTCCAAAAATTGTATTTGATCTAGCTCGTTCTTATGTTTTTTTCTAACTTCATTAGCCGTTTTTCTTGATATTATATTAGCCGCTTGTCTGTTTAAAACTTCTTTTGTAATTATATTCTTTACCATGCGATAGATTTCAGAAGGCTTTATACCTTGCCCTAAAGCAGTTAAAATAAAGCTATCTATGTTTTGAGTATGCTCAGCATATGCTTTTGCTTTTTGAGGAGGAGTCATTCTTTCTATTTCTTTTTTCTGTACCCAAGAAGTGGCTTCTAAACTGTTAACAGGTTGCATTGTTGGATATTCTATATAGTCTTTTATGACTGCTTTGGTTTTATCTGAATTAAAACCTTCTCTTTCAATCTCGCCTCCTATCATATCAAAAATAAACTCAAAATCATTTCTTTTGAAATCATCTCTTACATCATGTTTACCAAAATGGCTTTCTTTATTTACCAAAACAGTATCATCCCCTTGCATCATATGATTGTTCAAAAATAATGGATGAGGTTGAGAACCAAAGACGGGTTGATCATTTACAGAGAATTGATTTATTTGCGGATCAACTTCAATATCTTGTCCGTAATATACATGGATCGGTTCTTCTCCGTGTAGACCACCTGATTCTCTTAAAAATTTATTTTGAGCATAGCCGGGCATAAAAGAAGGTACACCATCTAAAAATGTGTAAACAGGATTGAATTTCTTTTGAAGACCCGTTCTCATCATAGATTGATTATCTCTCAGTTTTATAGAAAGAATAGCATTATTTAATTCTTTTCTTCTTAATAACATTTCACGAAACTTAGAAATATCTCCTCCCGTAGCACCGTAGTCATAAAACTCATCTTTTAAGTTTCTAATAAATCTTAAATGTTCCGCTTCCTTTAATCTTTCTTTTTTTGCTTCCAAAGCTGGAGAACCACTTTGCTCTTCGTTATCTATTTGAATATTATTTGTTTCAACATTGAATTGAATTTTGTCATCTATTGTTTTAAAAAACTTAGGTAAGAATTCTTTTGTAAACTCGTACTCTTGCTCTTCTAATCCTTCAATTTTATCTTGAACAAATTGTAGATTTACTAATTTATTTTTCTCATTTAGATACCCATCTAATCTAGCTTGCTCCATACCGATGTCTTCTTCAACCTTTTTTTGTGTCTCTTTAAGTGCGTTCTTTTCTTCTTCGTAAGTAACAAGTGAATCTTCTGGCTTTGAATCAATCGTAGCACCTTTTGCCTCGTCAAGAGTTCTCATGTCACTAGGTGTTAACATGTATCTATCATCGGTTTCACTAAAGCTCCAAGCTCCGGGCTCTGGTAAAGTTCTATCTAAATCTTTTTCGTATCGTCTTTGAAGATCGCTTTGTGTCTCAGAAGCTTGTGCAAGAGCTTCATTGGTCTCATTATCTACAACAATTTCACCTCTGGTATGAGCCATGTAAGTAGGTTTACCACTGTTAGGATCGTCAGTTAGTGTTCCCGTACTGTCTGCATTATCTAAAATAGATTTAGTTTCATAGTACTTATGAAAAGGTACGGCTGTTGATCTTGTATCAAGTACTTGTCCGAATGGATCATTGTAACCTAACTGTTGTGCTAAAGAGTTAAGCTCTGCTACTGTACTAGGCTCATTCTTCAAAAGCCAAGCATCAATCTCATCATTAGTGGGATTATCATTAGTAGAGTCATCAGACTCTATTGCTTGTCTTGCTCTTGTTATAGAATCTGTGTTTTTTCTTTGAAATTCTTCGTCTTGTTTTTTAGTTGGAAAAGGAAACTTAGTACGTCCTAAAAGAGTTTCTTGATTAGGAATGTATTGAACAATACCAAAGTCATCATAAACAGTATCAAACTTTCTATCAGGCGTATTCGGAGCAAGACTAAAACCTTCAACCAATTGTGGAATTCTTTGTATGTATTCTAAACTACTACCATTATATGTTCCGTGAGCTCTTTGTCCTTGGCTACCTAAAAGAAGTGTTGTTGTTAATTCTGGTCTATACGCTGTATATTCATCTAATAATTCGTCTTTAGAAATTTTATTATCTAAATTTTTAAATAGAAAATCTTCTAATCCAGATTGATATAAGTCTCCACCTTTATTTGAAGACGGAGTCGAGCTAGACACAAACTCAGGTTTTGCATTACCTTGATCGTCCATGACAAAATTTCCAGGGACTTTTACTTGTTTATTAAATGTAAATGTTGGAGCAGGACCTTTAATTGTAACTGGTTTGGCTTCATTATCTAATACAGGAACAGTTTCAACTAAATCATCAGGTGGAGGTACCCCTGCTTTTTTGGCAGCAATAAACTTAGCTTTTAATTCTGGGTTGCTTGCTACTTCTGGTTTCATTATAGTTTTAACACTAGGAATACCCGTATCAACATTTCTTACTTCAGTTATCGATCCTATGTAGTCTCTTTTCTTTTTATTCGATGGCATTTTATTATCTTTTTCTCCAAGAACACCTAACTCTTGAAGAACTTGTCTACCCGTCAAACCCTCTGCATCAAACGGAAGTTGTTGTAGTCTTAGGGCTAATCTTGAAAAGTGTCTGCCACCATCAGTCATGGCTATATTGTCATCGGGATCTCTTGTTAGTTTATCTGCATCCTCTGCCATAACTGGATCTACTGGAGCACCTCCTCCAGTTTCATCTCCAGCTTTTTCACTCATTAATACTTCAGCACTTGTCTTCGGTACGTCTGGTATTAAAGACATCTGTGCTCGATCTGGACTAAGTTGTGCTCCTGCCATAGCCATCTGTGGAGTAAGACCCCCAGGCCCAGGTCCCGACATAATATCTTGTATTTGATTCACGACTCCCGGTCCTTGACGCAATGCTTCAATACCACTAGTTGTCGCACCACCCATTGTGCTACCTAAAAGAGCTCCTTCTAAAATTCTATCGGCAACCTCAAGTCCAGTATATTCACCACCAGTTAGACCAGTGGCTCCCATAACAACTCCCTCTTGTACACCTTCTGTTGCACCCTCAAAAGCTATCGACTTACCAATTCGTTTTCCTATTTCTTTGGCAGCATCTGTTTTACCTTCTGCACCTAAAGCTTTGATTAACTGCTTTCCTGTCATGGATAGAAGTTCATCTTTTGGAATCACTTTTCCAGCACCAAATCTATCTAAGATACCAATAATGGTTCCTGCACCGATGGCGACTGCTTCGTTGTAATCACCAGTTTTCTGTTCCATTTCCTCGGCAGTTTCACCAGTGCCCATGATGCCCGAACCAACGAGTGTCGCTCCACCGATCAAGGCTGCAGCAGGCACACTAAACGGAGCCGTTAGAGCAGACGCTAATCCACCGACTAAAGCGGCACCACCACTTGCTACGTTCTCACCAGTTTTTTCTAGTAACCAACCAATACCATCATCAATACCACCTTGATTGTAGGCTTCACGAAGTCCGACTGTATATTGTGGTTTGTATTGTCCAAGACGTATATCTTCATCTTGTTGTTTGACTATCTCTTGTCCGTAGTTGAAAATAGATTCAATACCAGCGGCACGACCAATAACCTCGATCCCTTTACCAAACATCCGTTGAGCTTGGTCAATACTATATTCAACAGCGTTATCTCTAGCCATTAAGTAATCCTTGTTGTTCTTTTTTTCTCTGGAAGCATTCTATCAGAAAATTTATTAGTAACAGTATAACCACCAAGCTTTTTCTTAAATAGATCAAGTTGTTTAACTGGTGGTTTCTTTTTTAGGTTAAGTGGTCCCTTGGTCGATGGTGTAATTTTACCAAAGTTTTTACCGGGTACTGGTTGCCCTCTCCCCGCTAACTCTGCATAAGCTCTTCTTCTATCTGCTTCGTCTGACATTAGTAAGTTCCTTTGAATATTCCACCACGGTTCTTCATTATGGCTCCACCCATGTTGAGCTTCTTACCTATGTATTGTTTATTTCTTCTAATGCCAGTTTTTAAAACAGAATTACCACTAGATTTGTTTACGTTGGATTGTTCTTGTTTCTTTTTAAAATTAGCATCGTCTTGTGCTTGAGACTTCTTGATTCTCTCTAGCCTTTGAAGATCTGTTTCTCTTTCTTTCTTTACAGATGACGGTGCATTTTTTCTAGTAATATTACCAACACCCGGTATTTTATCTTTGATCGTTCCTTCTCTTATCTGTCGTGTTTCTTTTTCTTTTTTATCTGCTTCAGATTTTTTCATAGGAGGACCAGGATTTTTTCTATCCTCTTTTTCCATTAAATCTTGTATACGGCTTAACTCTCTGTCACTCTTTGCTCTCAAGAATTTTTTTTGTTTTGTTGTCAAATTCTTTTTAGGATTGTTTTTAGCTTTCTGTTGAGCCTTCTTTACAGCAATAAATTCAGCTTGTAATCTTTTTCTATCATCTGACATTAGTAATATTCCCTTGCTCGTCTTGGATACCAGTTCTCTGGAATCTCTTCGCCTTTTAAATCAATAAACCCGCCTTGCCTAAAACGCATGACCGCCATTGTCATACTATCACAATAGTCATCATGATCGCCATTCGGAAAAGATGCAACTTCTTCTATAACATCTTCTGCAAATTTCTCTCCTTCAGGATACCATACTTTGCCCGATTCGAAAATAGGTGACACGATATGCATCCTCATAGTTTTATCAACACCTCCACCACCTTTTCGTCTGCCAGGACTAAACGTAGTAACGGGAAGATTTAATAATCTTAGTTCATCAGCCAATGGTTGACCAGATGCCTTCGCCTCAATTAGCATTAAATCTGGTTCCCAATATTCATTTTCTTCTAAAGCAATTTCTTTTAACTCTGGAAAATTCCATCGACCCTTCTTCGCATCTAACATTATCAAATGTTGTACACCATCTTCCTTCGGCTCAAATACACCCCAAGTTGTAATAGCACTATAGTCGGCAGTCTCTTTTTTACTGTAAGCCGTATCATAACTCTGCACTATATAATCTAATCTCGGGGTATCTTGTCTCTCCCAAGGTTGCCACCAATCTCTTTTGATCATTGCAACAGCTTCCGATGTCGGGTTTTGTTGCCATTGAGCGTTCCACTTGACCGGGGACAGTGAAGCCTTGACCTTTAATAGCTCGTCCGTTTCCCAAAACTCGGGCCATAATGGTTTATCATTTGGAAGTATCGCTGGAAATTCTATAACCTCCCATTGATCGGACATATTGTCCATTGCCATATTCTGAACTAATCGCCCCGTGAGGTCTTTCTTCGACCATCTTGTCTGCACAATAATGATGGTACCCCCCGGTTGAAGTCTCTGTCTTGGTCCAGAAGTATACCATTCGTATGTATTATCATAAGCAACCGTGGACAGTGCATCTTGTTCCGAGTGCGGATCATCAATGATCAACAAATCGGCACCACGACCTGTCATTGCAGCACCCACCCCTGCAGCGAAATATTCCCCACCGGCACTAGTCTCCCAACGACCTGCGGCCTGGCTATCCTGTTTCAAGTCCGTCTTGGGAAAGATCTCAGCATATATGGGATCGGCAATGAGATCACGAACCTTTCTACCGAATCTTACAGCAAGTTCCGTGTTCATGGTAGCCTGAATGATTTTTAATTTAGGATTACGACCCAAGAACCACGAAGGCATTAAATATGACGCTAATTCTGATTTAGAATGTCTAGGAGGCATGTTGATGATCAAACGCTTCAAGTTACCCGATGCAATGTCCTCGAGCTTTTCGGCAATAACACGATGATGTCTACCCTCAATAAACCCCTCATATACATGTTTAGCATAGGCTAGAAATTTAGTTTGGGCTACTTCTCTGGTTTCAAGTCGCTTGTGCTGTTGTTCCAGTAACAGAACTTCTTGTAACACTTCTTTGGGTAAGGCTTCATAATTCATACCCGAACAATAATACATTCGAATGAATTTATCAATCTTTGTAATATAGATGTGTAAGTTA